AGCCAATTACATTCATGGCATGGATATGCCTGAAATCTATTACCATAATAATATGATGCCGGTTGGTAACCTGGAGAAAGTTTTAATTTTAAAATTTCTTTAGATATTTTTTTATATAGTTCTTCTTCGAAGAAATTTCTTTCTATGTGTATAGAACCATTTAATATTTGTTCATAAGGTTGCATATTATAAATTTAAAAAATTAAAGTAACCTGTAATAATATATCTATGTTTTTTATTAGGACATTTTTGTCCTTTATGAGTATGTGTAAAATATGATGGAAATATAACTACTTTTCCTTGTTCTGATTTAATTACTTTACCGTCAAAAAACTCAGTTCCACAATCGTGATCGCTTAAATAAATTTGTACGTTTAAAAGTCTTGTAGCGTGTTCCCAGCTATGTTCAGCATGGAATTTTTCAAAAGATTTATTAGGTTTAAAATGTTTAAATCTCATATTAGTTAAAGCCCATTTATTTTTTGTTAAATTTATTTCAGGATATTTTTTTTTATATTTTTCTATTATTGGTAACAGTAATTTTGTAATTTCTACAAAAGTTTGAGTTTTTTCTAAATCAAAAAAAACATAACCAAGATAATCATACTCTCCTGGTTTTGTCCTTTTTTTACATTCTTTTATTAAGTAATTACATTCTTTTTTAGTTAATACATTTTTTTGTTCTAAAATAAAGTTTTTAAACATAACTATACCACCCTGTTGCTATATATTTTATTTCTTTTTCTGAAGGAATACCTCTGTGTGTAAACGTCCAATCTGCTGGCCAAATAAATGTTAATCCTTTTTCAGGTTTAACTTTTAATTTTTGATGATACCATTCAGTTTCACCTTTTGATTTAATATCATTTAAAAAAGTCATAAAAACTAAATGTCTATTTAATTTTGATTTTGATCCATTTCTTTCAGTGTGCCAAATTTTATATCCGCCTTTTTTTGGATATTTTTGAATATTAAAACTTTCTACTATTGACCATCGTGCTTGATTAGCTGATGACCAATTGTATTTTTCTGTATATAAATTACATACTTTTTCAAGTTCATTTAAATATCTTACAGGTTCTTTATCTTTTGTATCAGAATTAATAGGTAAATCAATTGAATCTTTAATAGATTTGTCTATTTTTTTTCTACCATCAAACACTATACTTCCTACTTTTTTTACTCCAGATTCATTCTTATTTGTTTTTTTAAAATATTTTATCATTTCATCACAAACTTTTTTATCTATGTACCAACCAGCAATAAAATCTAATTTATTATTTAATTTAAAAGGTTTCATATCTTATATAACTTATTTGATGGCAGCCCTAGATAAGGTCTATTATCATATTTATTTTTACTTCCTTTTTTATTATAATGTAAAAAAACTTGTACACATTCAGTACCTTTAAAAGGCTCCCTCCAATGTTCTAATTCACAACCTTTATAAATTAACATATCCCCTGGTTTTAAATTTACTTTAATTCCTTTTTGGTTTACTTTACCAGAAGGCTCTAAATAAATTGGCCAAGGATCTCCTCCTAAATTAAGGGTAGCTGATATATCACAAGAGGGTCTGTCTTTATGTCTTTTAAGCTCATCATCAATTTTATAAACTCTAGCATAAGAATATGTTTCTATTAATTTAAGGCCTGTAATTTTTTCCATGGTAGGTTTTATTTTTTTTAGTAATATTTCATTAGCTACATCTCCATAAATACTAAAAGTATTAGGAACTTGTTTGTCTGTGAAAGTACCTAATAATTCAAAATTAGGTGGAATAAAATTTTTTTGAAACATTAAAAATGTAGATTTTTTTCTAAGTTTTAAATAATCTTTAACAAAATCAATTGTATCAAGATTCATTACTTTTCTTTTTATAAAATATTTATTTTTTTTAAAATTATTCATAATCTGTAATTAATGTAAATCTTGGTTTTTTTAATTTATATTTAGGAAAAACAGCATCGTGTAATAATTCGCCTTTAAAAATTAATATAGAATTTTCATACCCAGGTACTATTATTTCCATATTGTTATTTTTAATATGAGTTCCTAATTCATAACTATCATTGGTTACATAATAAATTGAAGTTAAGGTATTTTTTTCATGTCTATGAAAAAATTGTTTTTCTTTTTCTAATATTTTTAAACACCAAGAATATTTAATTTTATTTTTTTTATATTTTTTAGTTATATTAAATAATTTATTATAATAATTTTTCCAATGTTTAGTCTTGTATATTAAATGTAATTTATTACTTGTTTGTTTCCCTGAAATATCCCTACTAAAGCAGTGAAGATTTTCTTTAATAGCTTTTTTTAAATCTTTTCTAATATTTAAATGATCTTTTTTATTTAAAAAATTTTTAATATGTATAAAATCTAAATTTTCTGTCATGACTTACCAATAAAAATTTCCTCTTGTCCACATTACCAACGAATACCTGGTTCCTTTTGTTAAAGGTTTAACTCTATGATATAAAAAAGATGGAAACACTATTATAGTTCCTTTATTTCTTAACTCAGGGGCGGGAGTAATAATTGTTGGATCATCATTATTTCTAAATTGAAATTCAAAATCTCCACCTTTAAATTTTTTTGGATCAGAAAGACAAGCGACTAAAGATAACTTTCTTATTTTTCCATATGAATCAATATCGTCTATTGAAGAATCAGCATGAAAACCATAATGTTGATTTTTTTTATATTTAGTAAATTGTATTCTTTCAGAATAGTCTATTTGATATTTCCAACCTGAATTTATATTGGCCTTAACTACAAAATCATTTAAAATATCCATCAACCATTTATCATCTAAAAAAGCAACTTCAGAATTTCGTATTTTTTTTAAATTATTTTTTTGATTTTTATTAAGGTTTTTAAATTTATTTCGATCATACCCATGAGTTCTTGCTAAAAAAATTTTTTTACTTAAACCTAATTCAATTATTTTATCACATGTATCAAAACTAAGGGCATTATTAAAAACCCAATAACAGTCTTGTGTATTTGTAAACATTTCTTTCTAAAATTTAAGTAGTAAGTTTTTGTAGTTTATGTTTTAATTCTGCTATTTTATTTATAAATTCATCATTAATTTTACCTAGAGCTTGTATTTGAGTTTCTAAATTTAAAATGTGTTTTTTATAATCTGCGTTTAACTTAACTTCAGATATTTTAACCATTTTTTCCATCTCGACTTTTTCTTCTAAATCTTTTATGATAGCATTCTTTATTTCTATTTCTGTCATATGATTAAATTTATCAACCTGTTAAAAAAAGTCAAGTATCCCAGCCCCAATCAAAAGGAAAAAGAACTATGGGATGTAGAAGGTATTATCAAAAATAAATCTAATCAGTCTTTTAAGTTTGATCTTAGACCTTTAAAAAATAATATTAAAAAAGGTTCTTTCAACACTAAAGCTGATAAAATAGTTTATGATATGAGAGATCAGTATATTATAGTAAGTGTAGAAGAACTACATACTTATTTAAAAGAAAATTACATTAAAATAGTCAAAATAGAGGATTTGATATCCAATCTAGAATGGAATATAATACTACCAAAATAATAAAAACCCTATATAATACTAGGTTATGTTACAGAAACTCAATTTTAAACCAGGATTTAATAAACAAGCTACTGAATCAGGTGCTGAAAGTGAATGGGTAGATGGAGACTTTGTAAGATTTAGATATGGTTTACCTGAAAAAATAGGTGGTTGGGAACAACTTACCGTTAGTAATGAAACTTTACCAGGCGCTGCTAGACGACAACATGCTTTTAGTTCTTTTGCTGGAGAAAAATATACAGCTATAGGAACATCACAAGGTTTATTTTTATATTATGCAGATGCTTTTTATGACATTACTCCCTTAGATACTGCTATCACTGGAGCAACTTTTGATACAAATAATGCTTCTACATCTGTTACAGTAAACAAAACTTCACATGATTTAGCTGTTGGAAGATATATTACTTTTACTAGTGTAACTGCTCCTCCAGGATCAGGTTATGTAGATGCAGATTTTGAAACAGGAGCATTTGAAATAGTACAAGTTAATGATGCAAATAGTTTTAATATTGTAATGAGAACTAATGCCTCTGCAGATACAACTGCAACCGGCGCTGCAACTATTAATCCATATGTTGAAATAGGACCAACCTTTCAAACAAAAGGATTTGGATGGGGAACTTATGTATGGAGTGACTCAACATGGGGCACTGAACGAACTACAAGCACTGTTACATTAGACCCAGGAAATTGGAGCTTAGATAATTTTGGTGAAGTATTGGTTGCAACTATATTTAATGGTAAAACATTTACTTGGGATGCAGGAGCTACTAATCCAAGAACTGTAAGAGCTTCACAGTCTACAACTAATTTTAACACAACAAACAATCCAACCGCAACTAGAATTACTATTGTATCAGATAGAGACAGGCATTTATTTCACCTTGGAACTGAAACAACTATAGGTGACACATCAACACAAGATCCAATGTTTGTAAGATTTTCTAACCAAGAAGATTTAAATACATATGCACCTACAGCAACTAATACTGCAGGTACCTTTAGATTAGATACAGGTAATGAAATTAGAGCAGCTATACAAGGTAAAGATTATATTTTTGTAACAACTGATTTAGCTGCGTATGTAATTCAATTTGTTGGTCCACCATTTACTTTCTCTGTTAGACAAGTAGGTACTAACTGTGGATGTATTGGTCAACATGCAATGTCATATGCAAATGGAGCTGTGTGGTGGATGTCAAGTGAAGGTGGTTTTTTTGTATATGATGGTACAGTTAAAGCTTTACCATGTCTTGTAGAAGATTTTGTATACTCAACTGATGGAGATAATTTAGGATTAAATTATAATTCGGCAGGTGTTATTTATTCTGCACCTAATTCTTTGTATACAGAAATAAATTGGTTTTATCCTAAAGCAGGATCAGATCAAATTGATAGATGTGTTACATACAATTATGCAGAAAATATATTTACAACTTCATCATTAGATAGAACAACTTATCAAGATCAAGGTGTTTTTCAATTACCTTATGCTACAGATTATGATGATAGTGCAACTCCAGTATTTTCTGCTATATCTGGTATAACTAACAAATACGGAGCATCTATGTATTATGCTCACGAAATAGGTGATGACCAAGTAAACAGTTCGGGTACAACATCTATTAATGCATTTATTAAATCTGGAGATTATGATATTACTTCAAGAACAAGTGGCTTAGGAGTTCAAACCGGAGTTGTTGATTACAGAGGAGATGGAGAGTTCTTTATGTCAGTCAAGAGATTTATACCTGATTTTAAATACTTACGAGGAGATGCTACAATTACATTATTTGTAAGTTCTTACCCTGATGATACAGCGGTTAGTTCACCCCATGG